CTCGCCAAATCGCAAACGAGTCTTAACAAATGGACAAAGCAGGATTGGAGAACTAAAAGTGGTAAACCTTCTACGCAAGGCCCAAAAGCTACTGGTGAACGCTATCTCCCGGCTAAAGCAATTAAAGCTATGTCTAGTGAGGAGTATTCAGCGAGTACGGCTAAAAAAAGAAAAGACACTAAAGCAGGTAAGCAATTTTCTAAGCAACCTAAAGCAGCAGCTGAAAAAGCTAAACGTTTTAGGCGCACGTAAATAAAGGCAAGTAACTTTATGGACAATATTAAACTACCTATAGCTCTTGTTGTAGCTATGGCTGTTCAACTTGCTGCAGGTGTCTGGTGGGTATCTCAACAGGCTGCAACTATTGCAAACTTAGAAGAGACAGTAAGTCAGCTTGGCTCACGTATGGCTATTGAAGATAACGTTAACCTTAAACGTGATGTTGCAGGTAATGGTGTAGAAATACAGTACGTGTGGAATGATGTAGAGGAGTTATGGGAAGAGTTAGATGCTTTAACTCGTACCATCTCCGGTATTACTACATTACAACAACGTGTAGCTCTCATAGAGAATGACCTTAAATATCTAAACCGTGACCACAACTCTATTATAGGTCCAATGGAGAAATAGATTTGTTGTGCGTGTTGGCCTTTGTTTCATTCGGTCACGCATGGACTGTAAGTGGTAACAGGTTGTTTCAGTATTGTTACTACGACTGTGGGTTAACTAAAAACGGTTTGTTTTACGATAGGGTGTACAGAGTAAGTCACAACTATGTATGTCCAGTAGAGGTTAAGTTCAAATGATTGATCCTATTACGGCTATGGCTACTGCTACAGCAGCTTATAATGGTATCAAGAAAGCCGTAGCTGTAGGCCGTGAGATCAGTGGAATGGCGGGAACCATATCTCAGTGGTCTAAAGCTGTAAGTGATCTGGACTTCTTGGAGGAAAAAGCTAAAAACCCTCCAATGTATAAGATGTTTACTCCTGCTCAGTCCAATGCTATAGATATCTGGTCTCAAAAACAAAAGCTCAAAGAGATGAGAGAAGAACTAAAGAGGCACATCTCCTTCACCTACGGCCCTAGTGCTTGGGACGAGATAGTGAGAATAGAGGCACAGCAACGTAAGGAACAACGTGAACTAGTCTATAAGAAGCAAGAGTTCATAGAAAAATGTATTAACTGGTCTGTGGGTATTGCAGTATTATTAGCAGGTGCAGGAGCTTTAATAATAGCAATGTACTTCTTAGGTGTAAAACAAGGAAAGTGGTAATGGCTAATACCATATTAGATGATTGGAAAGTACTCCCAAGGCTAATGATGCTGGCAGTCACTGTACTCACGTATCAAGCAGTACATTGGTTCATGTCTTTACCTGACCCTAGCGTAGCGCAGTCTGGCCTTGTATCGGTCTGTATGGGGGCTCTCACAGGATGTTTCGGCATCTGGATGGGCAAAGAGTCTAAGACTACTGTAACACCCACACGTGTAGTGCACGAAGAAAGTTATAACAAATGATAGGTCAGATTATAGGAGCAGTAGGTGGACTAGCCTCATCTTATCTTGACGGTAAGGTAGCGATACAGAAAGCTAATGCAGAAATAAGAGTTAAGCAAGCAACAGGTGAGCTTGACTGGGACATTGCTGCAATGAACAGCACTCAAAACTCTTGGAAGGACGAGTGGATTACTTTGTTGTTTAGTATTCCTCTTATCCTAGCGTTCTGTGGTGACTGGGGTAATCAAATTGTACAGGCTGGTTTTGCATCCCTTGAGTCTATGCCTACATGGTATCAGTATTCACTGGGCGGTATTGTAAGTGCAAGCATTGGCATGAGATCAGTATCTAAATTCTTTACAGGTAAAAAATAATATGGGATTTAAATTATCTAACCGTAGCCTCGCTAAGATGGAAGGCGTAGATGAAAGCCTTGTTGCTGTAGTCAAACGTGCTATTGAGCTTACTAAGGTAGACTTCGGAGTTATCTATGGTCTACGCACAGTAGAAGAGCAAGAGAAACTTGTAGCTGCAGGTAAGTCCCAGACTATGAAGTCTAAGCACTTAGAGGGACGTGCAGTAGACCTCATGGCCTATGTAGATGGTAAAGGCGTATGGGAACTGAATGTCTATGATGATCTCTGTGACGCAATGAAAGAGGCAGCTAAAGAACTTGGTGTAGCTATCAAGTGGGGTGCAGCTTGGTCAGAGGGTGACATCCGTACATACGAAGGTACAGCTGAAGACGCAATGATGGCATACGTAGACTTACGTAGATCACAAGGACGTAGACCTTTTATTGATGGCCCTCATTTTGAATTAATGTAATAGGTAGCAAACTTTATACTTGCAATACCTGAAAGAAAGAGTTATTATGGCACGAGCACTAACAGAAAAACAAAAGAAACTACTTGAAGTCTTATTTGATGAGGCGGGTGGGGACATTGTTACTGCAAAAAAACTTGCAGGTTATTCCGATGCTACTTCATCTACTGAAGTTATTAACTCTCTTAAAGAAGAAATACTAGATGCTACATCTACTTATATGGCACGTAACGCACCTAAAGCTGCTATGGCTATGGTAGGTGCTTTGTATGATCCTACTGAGCTTGGTATTCGTGATAAGATGTCAGCTGCTAAAGAACTGTTAGATCGTACTGGGCTAGTTAAAACAGAAAAAATGCAAGTAGAAGCTAGGGGTGGAGTAATGTTAATGCCACCAAAGCAAACGGAAGAAGATGACTAAAACATTAAAGCAATGGAAGTTACCCCAACCGACTGACATAAAAGAAGACAATGAATGGGTTCCTATTCCCCGTATATCTAGGACCGTTCCATTTGGCTATGAGATAGACCCAGATGATCCTGATGTGCTTTTACCTATTGAGCACGAACTTGATATGCTTCAACAAGCACAAAAGTATCTTAAACAATATTCATATCGTGAAGTAGCTAATTGGCTAACACGGAATACAGGTAGAGATATATCCCATGTAGGTTTACGTAAACGGTTGGAAAATGAACGACAGCGAAAAAACAAAGCTAGAAGCCTACGCAGATGGGCAGACTATGCGAAAAAGGCAATCGCCAAAGCGGAAGAAATTGAACGTACAAGACTCGGAGCCAAAGCCCACGAAGGCGAAGACTACTACGAGGAAACGGACGCAAGCCAAGCCAAAGCCTGAACCCGCAAAGATTGTTGAAGAGGTTCCTATTGAGGAACAGCATAACATAATCTTTAAACCTAATGAGGGACCACAAACAGAGTTCCTAGCAGCGGGTGAGCGTGAAGTACTTTATGGCGGCAGTGCAGGTGGGGGTAAGAGCTACGCCATGCTGGCAGACCCATTACGCTACATGGGCCACCCAAGCTTTTCAGGATTGCTACTACGGCATACTACAGAAGAGTTACGGGAACTTATCTTTAAGTCTCAAGAGATGTATCCCAAAATCTGGCCCGGTATTAAGTGGTCAGAACGCAAGATGCAGTGGACTGCACCCTCTGGTGCACGACTGTGGATGTCCTACCTAGATAGAGAAGATGATGTGTTGCGTTATCAAGGTTTGGCATTTAGTTGGATAGGCTTTGACGAGCTAACTCAATGGGCTAGTCCCTTCGCTTGGAACTACATGCGGAGTCGCTTGAGATCAACCGCACCTGACTTGCCTATCTTTATGAGAGCAACTACTAACCCCGGCGGCAGGGGACATCACTGGGTTAAGAAAATGTTCATTGACCCAGCACCAGCAGGGAAAGCTTTTAATGCAACTGATATTGAATCTGGTGAAGACCTTAAATATCCTGCAGGACACGAGAAAGCAGGAAAGTCTCTGTTCAAACGTAGGTTTATACCTGCACGTCTTTCAGACAATCCTTATCTAAGTAAGCAAGGTGACTACGAAGCAATGCTTTTGTCATTGCCTGAACAACAGCGTAGGCAACTACTTGAAGGTGACTGGGACATCAAAGAAGGCGCAGCCTTTACAGAGTTTGATAGAAACATCCACGTCATTGAGCCATTTAAAATACCAAGCAATTGGGTTAAGTTTAGGGCATGTGACTATGGGTACGGAAGTAAATCTGGGGTTGTTTGGTTTGCTGTTTCTCCTGATGAACAGTTAATTGTTTATAGAGAATTATACGTAAGTAAAGTTCTTGCTACTGATCTAGCTGACATGGTACTAGATTTAGAAGCGGAAGATGGAAACATTAAGTACGGCGTACTTGACTCCTCTTTGTGGCATAAGCGTGGTGATACTGGTCCTAGTCTTGCTGAACAAATGATTGGTCGTGGTTGTCGTTGGAGACCATCAGATCGTTCTAAAGGTTCTCGTGTAGCAGGTAAGAACGAAGTACACAGACGCTTGCAGGTAGATGAGTTTACAGAAAATCCTAGAATGGTATTCTTTAATACTTGCACAAATATAGTAGCACAATTGCCTGCTATACCTCTGGATAAAAAGAACCCAGAAGACATTGATACACATTCTGAAGATCACTTGTATGATGCATTGCGCTATGGTATAATGTCCCGACCACGATTTAGTGTATTTGATTACGATCCACACGGAAGACCTTCAATGGGTATGCGTGTAGCAGACGCAACGTTTGGTTACTAAGGAAAAATAAATGGCAGAAGAAAATGACATCTTTATTGAAGACGATTCAATTGCATTAGAGGATACAGATAACTCTACTGAATTTGATGCAGATACTTCAAAGATTATTCCATATGTAATGGAACGTTACCATCGTTCAGAAGACTATAGGCGTCAAGATGAAGAACGTTGGCTACGCTCATATCGTAACTATCGTGGTATCTATGGACCAGACGTACAGTTTACTGATGCAGAAAAGTCTCGTGTATTTATTAAAGTTACTAAGACAAAAACATTAGCTGCGTATGGGCAGATTGTAGACGTATTGTTTGCTAACAATCGTTTTCCTTTGTCTATTGAACCTACAGAACTTCCAGAAGGCGTAGTAGCAGACGTACATTTTGATCCAGCTGAACCTGAACAAATGCGTGAAAATGGATTAGATCAAGAGATTAATCCTTACGGCTTTAAGGGCGATGGTAAAGAGTTTCCTGCAGGTGCCACACTTAAAACATTAAATGAATCGCTCGGCCCCATTAAAGATAAGTTTGAGGGAATTGATAACGTACAAGCTGGTGTGGGTAAAACTCCTACATCCGTTACATTTAGTCCTGCAATGATTGCAGCCAAAAAGATGCAAAAGCAAATCCAAGATCAATTGGAAGAGTCATCTGCATCTAAACACCTACGTAGTACAGCTTTTGAAATGGCCTTGTTTGGTACTGGTGTAATGAAGGGTCCATTTGCTGTAGACAAAGAGTATCCTAATTGGGATGAAGAAGGTAACTACGATCCTATGTTTAAAACTGTACCACAGGTATCTCATGTATCTGTGTGGAACTTTTATCCTGATCCAGATGCTAATAGTATGGATGATGCTCAGTATGTAATTGAACGTCATAAACTATCTCGTACTCAA